CAGAAGCAGTAGAAGTTGGCCCTAAGGATAATAAAACAGTCCAAGAAATTGCAGAACTTATAATAAAATTAAGTGGTAGCAGTAGCAAAGTAATTAACTTACCAATGAGACCAGGCGAAATTGCAGGTGCTACAGTTAGTGCAAATGTTGAATCTTTAAAGCATGTCGATATGTCAGATGAAACACTTATGCCTCTAGAAGAAGGTATGCAACTGACTATTGATCACTTTAGAGAACTAGTAAAAGGGTAGTTTTTCCGATAAATATAACTATGAAATGGTTATATAGCGGGTACGCAGTAGCAGTATCGATTCTTCTATTACTCGCACTTAGGGTATTTGACCCTACTCCATTACAATCCTTACGTGGTCAAGTATTTGACAGTTATCAACAATTAGATGAAATAGTACAAAGTGAAGATATTGTACTAATAAACATTGGCGAAAAAAGTTTAGCAAAATACGGCCAATATCCTTTCCCTAGACAATACTATGCACAAATGGTTGTAGACGTTGCTATGAAAAATGGTGGCGTACTTGGATGGACTATTATGTTTCCTGAAGCAGATAGATTTGGAGGAGATGATAGTTTTGCAGGTATGATGACTCAGAACGTAATGAATGTTCCGGGTGCTAGACGTAATCCTGTAAACTATAATGTTATAAGTCAAACACCAAGTGTTAAAGGTATAAAGTCATCAGGACCACATATAGGCACAGGCACAATAGGGCCTGTTCCAGCAAAAGATTATTTGTTAAAGTGGCCTAATTTAGTTACCAATATAGACACTTTAGAATCAGCAAGTAACGGTAAAGGTGTTAATGCATCAGCACCACAACCAGACAACCAAACAAGAACATACCCATTAGCAATTACAGTAGGTGAGAAAATTTATCCCTCTTTTGCTGTAGAGATGTTGAGAGTTAAAACAGGTAATAAAAGTTATATAGTTAAAACAAATGAAATAGGCATACAAGAAATTGCTGTCAAAGGGTACCAGCCTATTGTAACACAACCAAACGGTACGGCATATATACGTTTTAATAACAAGTTTACAGAGATAGAATACGAGGGTGCAGAAAGCATACCAGACCTTGCAGGCAAGTATGTGATAGTAGGTGTTACAGCAGAAGGTATTGCTAATCCAGTTCCTACTCCAAGAGGCAACCTCTATCCACAGCATATACAAGCACACATGCTACAAAACTTTATAAGTGGATCAAATATACAGCGGAGTCAGTTATCGTCGCTTATAGAGGTTCTTATTGCGTCTGTGACTATGTTATTAGTGGCACTAGCAGTATATAGATTACCTTTGCTACTTACAGCACCTATTAGTTTAACTATATTAGGCGGAATAGCATACTTTAGTGTTTACAAATACACAAATGGATTAGTATTATTAGATGCTACATTCCCTGTAATTAGTGGGTTCCTAGTGTTTACACAGGCGGCATTTAACAACTTCTATAAACAATTTAAATTACGTGAACAAATCAAGAAGCAATTTGAACACTATCTTGCTCCAGCAATGGTTAAGAAGTTACAGAAAGATCCAAGCCTATTACGTTTAGGTGGAGATACAAGAACAATGACTTATTTGTTTTCAGACATACGTGGCTTTACTCCTATATCAGAACAGTTTAAAACAGACCCACAAGGTTTAGGCAAACTTATAAACAGGTACATGACACCAATGACTGATTTAGTTATGCGTAAAGAAGGAACAATAGACAAGTATATAGGCGATGCCTTAATGGCAATATGGAATGCTCCACTAGATGTTGATAATCATGCTCAGTTGGCAATAGAGACAGCACAGGAAATGGAAGTTGAACTTAAAGATCTTAATAAAGAACTTAAAGCAGACGGACTTATGGAGTTAGGTGTTGGCATAGGAATAAACACAGGTGACGCAGTAGTAGGTAATATGGGCTCTAATCAACGTTTCGATTATACTGTTTTAGGTGATAGTGTAAACTTAGCGGCACGTTTAGAAGCACAAACCAAAGAGTATGGTGTGTTCTTTATGTTTACTGAGCATACACTAAAACAAATTAACACTCCGGAAAATTTAACTATCTTAGATAAAATTGCAGTTAAAGGCCAAACAGCACCTGTAACAATATATACTATACTAAATGATCATAAATATGCAAGAGTAGTAAATAGAATGATAGATGCATATCAAAATAGAGAATGGGCAACTTGTTCACACCAGATAGAAATTATAAAAGAACATAACTGGAATAATACACTAGCAGAGTTATATGCAGAAAGAATTAAAAAACCAATGCCTATAGGTGATTGGGACGGAGTTGAAAGAAAAACATCAAAATGATAAACTTAGATGCAATACATAAAGATAATATAAAATACGAGCCTTTTGAACATCTACTTATAGATTTTATAGATGCTGACTTTGTTAAATCAGCATACAAAGAATATAAAGAATCAAGCACAGTATTAACAAAATTCGACGAGTTCAACAACATGTTTCCGCATCCTGCACAAGATCTACTAGATGAACATCGAGACGAAATTGTTAGAAAAGTAAATGAGTTATGGGATTTAGATATTGTTACAGTTACAATGGGCACGTCTATGTTTGATAGAACTTCAAAACTTGATGTACACAACGATTACAATTACGATGGGGACTTTTATATACCTGCAAGAGGTATAATATACTTAAATGATGAAAAAGTATTTGGAACAAATGTGCATGAAGATGAACGCGGTCCTGGAAAAGAAATAGGCGGAATGCCTGGACAATTACTTTTATTTAAAGTTACTGAAAATAGTTGGCATAGTGCAGGAGTAGACATTAAGTCTGATTTTAGAATTACAATTAACTGGCTTCTAAATAGAGAAGGTTCGCCTCATCAGTGAGCATCGTAAAATTCTTTATCCCAATCTTTAGTAGAACGAAAGAACAAATAATATGCTCTAAAATCTCTTAGTTGTTGTTTAGCATGAAACAGTTCTAAAGGTACATCAGCACTAACTTCTGTAATAGGAAAGTAATATCTTTTTATAATACGTTCTAATTTCTTAACATCTCTATGTAACGAGTCTAATAAAATATTATTAAACTCTTTATCTGTTATAAGATCTTTAAGCCAATAGTGATGCGGGTCCTCAGGATTATAACTCCTGGTAACTTCTCGTGTTTGATAATACAAAGCACGAACTGGATTCATACCCGGTCGATACAAATTCATTATTTCTTTAAACCAAAAACTATCATGTGCAGTTGCAAGGTTCTTCATAATGGATGTGTAATCTTTAGATAAGGCACTCCTTAGACTTTGTATGTTACTTTTCAAATGACCGTAGTATTCTGTATACAGCCTTTTGGCTATATCCCTATATTCTGGTGCCAATTTGTCTAAGTATAATTCACTAATTTCTGATATACTGTATGTCCCTTCGAGTAGTGAATGTGGCAAAGTCTTAGTTCGCTCGTATCTGTCTAGTTCGCTCTGTATTCGCAAAACATTAAAATCAATGATTTCTCCGTTGCTCATATGTATATTTATGTAGTATGGATATCTAGAATAGTATGTAGTTTGTCAGTTCCACCATTTTTAAGTAACGTTACTTTTGCACCATTGTGCAATGGCTGTGGCCAATTACCTATATTAACCCATGCATAGCCGCAACTTTCACCATTAAGTTTAGGTGGTAAAAATTCTTCTTCTACAAGATATACAAAACTATAGTAATAGAATTTTTTATCTTTGCTTTGGAATACGTCTATTGGATTAAGTTTAAGTGGCTCTGGAATAAAACCTATCTCTTCTTCTAATTCTCGTTGAATGCATTCATACGGTGTTTCGGTGCCTTCTATAATGCCACCCCAAAAACCCCATGTATGTTTAAATCGTTTGTCTGAGTTTCTTAACTGTAATAAACACCTACCGGTGTCCTTAGCAAGAAATACGACGCCTGCCGCTGTAGTTTTCATTTATAATACTAAACTCCAATAACCTGGGTTATAAATTCCTTCATAACTACTTATCCAGGAGTTATTATGCCACTTGTATTGTTTGGTAGTATTTGTATTGGTTACATAAGCAACATCGCTTATTGTTGAAGCATCAAATACAACAGTCCAGTTGGTTCCGTCATATTGTATAATATCATTTGCACTTGCATCGACGCCCCAATTAGGATATGCTACATCATCTATATCTTCTGTAATAAGATATCGTTGCCCAGTTGCCGCGGCAATCAATGTGCCATCGCCTGGATAGTTTCCTCTAGCATCTATAATTTTGTCTACATTAGTTAATGTACTAGATGGCAAAGTATCAGTGTCTAATGTAAACACTAATGTTGTGTCGTTGCCAGGTAATGCCGCAATAGTTCCAGTTATCATGTTTAACGTGGAATCTGTATCGTTTGATATGTTAAGTTTTAATTTACTAGTCGATGAAAGT